AAGCCTGGGAGTATAGTAGCTGTCAACGTAGTCCCCGGCTGCGGTCACAGTGCGGATACGCGCGGCCCATACTCCGGATACCTCCAGAACGTTCAGCGAGAGCGTGTACTTTCCGGGAGCAAGCGGGAATTCGATATTCTGCCAGAATGCGTGGGTGTTTGACGTCAGCGCCGCTGTAGCAGTCAGGCGGATTCCATCGGATTCCGGAGCAGCTTTGCACTTATCAGTGGAGATATACCACCTGTCCACAGTGTAGCCGGTGGAGTACTCGCTCAGCCCGCGCTGATTTACCCGGAAGTCCGGATTGTCAAGATCGTTCTTTCCGCTCAGCGTATTCCAGTACGCCTTCTCATCGGCTGTTACGTGGATATCCGTGTCAGCCGCATGCGCTTCTATGGCGGCTCTGGCTACGCTGTCAGCACCCGAGCCGCCGGACTGTGCTGACGTCTTAAAAGGGCACGCGGTGTAGTCCGAGCCTACAAGCTGAACCGAGCCGGTGCCGAGCAGATACACCGTCCCGCAAGCACCGTCTATCCTCATAGCCTGCCCCGCCGGGATGCTGACTACTCCGTCCGCTCCCGCTGATATACCCGCCTCTGCCGAAGCGTACACGACTGCTGTGCTGTCATTCCTCAGCCAGACGTTAGTGCCTCCGCCGTAATCCACCCTGATTTCCGCGCCCGTGAGCGCGATAGTCTTTGATGTCATAATTTATCCCTCCAAAAGTACCTTTTTGCCGTTAAAATACAGGCTGCCACCCGCTGTATACAGCTTATTTCCAGCGGAATATATTTCGAAATCACCTTTATCCATAAAGATTCCCATATTACTGTTTACCAGCTCTAATCTAA